TGGCAAATGCACCTAACAGTGCTACTAGTAAATTTTTCATAATGGACTCCTAAACCAGTATTTATTAGCCACCGCGACCAGTCTTGCGCATGACCTTGCCTCCATAACCCTGAGTGGGCTTGGGGGCAGTGGTTTTCTTGTGTGCTTTACCAGTGGCTACTGGTAATCCACCTGTTTGTTTGCTGGCAGCTTCCTGGGCCATACGAATGAAAGGATTGGGGTTGGATTTTTTATCAGTCACCATGATCTCCTAAAAATTCAGCGGCAGTGGACTGGCATTGGGCCTGGCACTCTGTGCCTGCAGATATTCTTGTACACCACCGTACAACATAATCATGCTGGCCACCCTGCCGTCAAACACCATGAGTTTGCTGCCGGCTGACCTCTTATTTAGAATTGCATAATAGGGACAAGGCATTTTTCTGTCCAGGCTCAATTGCATTATCCATTCGCCTAGACCCATGCCCTGGTTGTGAGAATTCAGGTCAAAGGTATATTTTTCAAAGTTGGCCTGAACAAAACACTGGAGGCCCAGGTCAGTCAAACCCAGGCCTCCTGATTCTCGTTTGTTTCGCCACCAGGTGTAGGTGGCACTGCTTAATTCATCTTGGGTGTATTCAGGTGTAATTACTGCCAGGACTCGCTGCGTAATCACCGCCTTGTCATACACAAAGTTAATCATCGGGGTATACCCGGACTCCTTGATTTAAGAACACCACACTGAACTTGTCTGTCCGGAACTGTGAATTCAGTTTTCTGCAAAGATTGCGAGCATGACCGGGATTGCTGAAACTGGTTTTTTTGTACTTGGGCACACTGGTACTATCCAGGTAGTGTTGATTCTTGAGGTTGATGGGTTGACCGTCATAATACACAGCCCAAATGCCACTGGCTTCCACCACCTGGTCGCATTTGTAAGTTTTTTTATCAACTAGTTCTAACAATACTTTGGGCTGTGTACGGCTCACTATTTACCACCTTCCGCCAGAAATCTGTACCCCAATGACTTCTGGCTGTTTATTTAGTTTCTCCTCATGATTGTCTAGTAAAAATTTCACTATCTCATCACGCAATGCACGAGCTTCGGCAGCTGGTAGAACCAGATCACGGTTGCTACGACTGTCCATGGCACTCACACGGTCTACGAATCTTTTGATGTTAACCATATGTGTATTTAGTTATCGTTGGCTTCTGCTTCACTCATGTACGGCCCATGGTAGTCATACCGTTGTACAAAAATGTACTTGGGGCAAAACACTGTTTGCCAGACACCGTTCATGTGCAGTCGGAACCAACCAGCCACGTAGTAACACTTGCTGGCACCCGTCTTGGTGAACACATGTACTTTACGTTTGACATCAAATGCATTATTGTAGGTCTTGCTGGGAGTGGGCCAGATGGCATAAGCTGGCCGCACGTGCTTGGCCGGCTTAACTGGTTTCTGAAACTCAATGTGAGCAATTCGTTCAATGGCACGAGTGCTGTCAAACTGGCTGAATTGATCACCCAGTTTCACCTGAAACCCACTGGCGTTGGCCTCAACATTGCCCACCTTGGTGACACCATTGGTCACCACCCAGAGTTCATTTTTTCTTATTGGCTTTGCGACTAAACTCATATTTCTCCTCGGGACCATGCAGGTCCTTGTGTGTTACTTTTATCATGTTCATGACCCGGCCGTCAATCCTTATGGGCAAATCCAGCTCCACAATAACGAAGGCTCCATCATCAGGGTTTACGCAGTTGTCAATCATGACAGTGCCTGCAAAAGGTACGCCCTGATAACGGCCACGCACACGATCACCCAGCTCATACTTGTGTTTATATGCCTGGTGTTCAGCCGTGTTACTCACGATACAGCTCCTGCGCTTCAATCTCGGCTCGTAGAATGTTTTCAACCAATTGGTTCAGGGTGATATCCTGTTCATGTGCCTGGCGTGCCAGTTCAGTAAACGTTTCGTTATCCAAATCCACAGGCACACTCACGCGGGTATCATAGGGTGTGCCCTGCAGAATGGCCAGGGCCTTCTGCATGAAGTCATCATCCACTTCCAGATCCGTCCATCGTACATCATCCCAGGCTTCGGTGTCCTGACCCCGGCCCATATAGTCTGGATTAATCAGGCGATAGGCACGACTGTTATAGTAGTCACACACTTCCACTTCATACACTGTCTGTGTGCCCAGCTGGAACACAATGTTCAGACTATGACCGTCGTGGTTGCCGTTCCAGTGACTGAAATTGTAGGCGTTATCATAGGCATCATGATAATACTCACTACCTTCAGTGATACGATAGCCTACCAGTTCCATCCATTCTTTTAGCGTAATCATTTTTGCTCCAGTTCATCCACAACAGGTACATCCCTCCATTCAGTCCAGAAAATTTCTCTGTTCTGGACATTACGAGTGTCACCAGGTGCACCTGAATAGACGATTCTATCAAGTTCCTGGCGATATTGCAACACTCGTTCCCGGACAGTTTGGGAATGGCCCCAGTCATTCTGAATGGTACGGTCTGTGGGTCGTTCTAACCAGCGTAGTTGAATCATGTTATTCCTTCAATGCAGTAGTGACCAGTTCACGGGCCCGGTCATCCAGTTCTTGTTTTTCAATACGCAACATTTCAGGTGCCATCAGGTTCACAAACTTTACTAGTTCACGGGCACCGTCATCTGTAAAATGGCTATAGTTATCACCCACAATACTACGATAGTAGTATTTGTTATCACGCAGTATCTCCATGATGCCTGCATACACCTGTCGCTTATACAGATTGCTCAAGCAGCCTCCCACGATACGGCACATTAAGCCAACGAGCATAACTTTCAGCGTGTTCGCTAATCTTTTGAAGTTCATATTTGCCACAGAATTTCATAAAATGCATGCCCACACCCGGAGTGATGGCGGTACGAACACCCTCACGGATACTGGCATCCACAGCGGCCTTGACCTCCGCAGGTTGTGCAGTCAAGTCACACAGGGTTACGTTGCGAAGGTAATCATCCAGGACCCGATGTTCCCCACCTTCATGGTCGGTCCAACGTTGCAACATCAGATTGTTCCAGTTGAAGCCCTTGGCCTCGCGGTCAGCATAGGCTTCAGTCAGGCCCACACTTTTCTTAGTGCCTTTAGTGCGCACACCAGGGTAGGCACTGAATACGTTGTCCGATGTGTCACCCCTCATGCACTTTTCAAACAACAGCCAGCCGGGATCAGGCAGCAACTTGTGTTCTCCAGTTTTCTTGTCCCGAACCTCACGACCACGGTCATCATAGTAACCCTTGATGGTGATCAGTTGATTTTGCAGGCTGTTGTACTGGCTGACATTGTGAGTGATCAATTGCGCAAAATCTCCATCACTGCTCAGGATGAAATGCTCATCGGCAGGATGCAGTTGCACAAAGCGGGCAATGATATCATCGGCCTCAGCAGTGGGGCAGCGCAACACACTTACATTGGTTTTATCACGCAGGAAAGTGGTGAAGGCATCATATCCTTCCCAGAACATTTTGTCCAGAGCCACTTCGGCTTCGGTCAAGGCCTGATTGCGCACCACACGGTTGCGCTTGTAGGGTGCATAGAAGTCCTTGCGCCAGCTACGACCCTCCAGTGCGAACACCACATGAGTGTCATCACCAGTAGCATACTTGCGCACAATGCTTTGCACACTGGCCAGGGTCAGGTGCAGGGCCATGCCCAGTTTTTCCCAGTCATCACTACCACGACTGGCAATGTGTTTGCTTTTGAAAAACAGATTGGCGCTGTCAACAATAATATATTTCATAATAGAAACTGGTGTGATAATAACAGTATATTATCACACCTGCAATTTAGGGTCAAGTGATTTCAAGCTTTTTGGTATACCACAGTGTCATCACTGTTTTTTTGGTTCTTAGTGGCATTTTGGTTGCTCTGCCTTTTGCTACTGTTCACTGACAGTGTATTAACCACTTTGAAGCTATTCTGGACATGTATTTTCTTAACATCATCGTTCATGTCCTGGTTGCGAACTTTGCCCACATTCCAGCAACTGACTCCACCAGGCTTCAACTGCCGCAAACCCAGCTCTATGACTGGATCCAGAAATTTAGTAACCCAGTCCTGATAGCTATCAGTGTTGTTGAGACTCTGGGTGTCCTCGTGTGTGTATACTTCTAGGTCAAAGTAAGGGGGACTGGTTAACACCATGTCAACTGTGGGCAAGTTATAGCTACCCATATTCCTGGCATCATCGCATATCAGAGTCACTTGGTTTTGTATGCCCAGATAATTTGCCAAATTCTGCAAGTTGGCATATGTTGTGGTGTTGGGTTCAAAGGCAATATAGCGGGCACCAGCGGCAACAGCGCCCAACATTCTTCCGCCCCAACCCGCGCAGGGATCCAGCACGACTTCAGGCTGATATTTGATGCAGGCCAGTTTCATCATTTGTGGCCTGTACATGGTGTTTTTGGTCAGACCACAGCAAAAGTATATGCCGCGCCTGATTTCACTCATGTAGGGAGTGCTGTGACTCTTGCGGTTCCAGCGCAGTATCTTTTCCAAGTTGTCTGCTTGCCAGAGTTTGGCAAAACTTTGCCCGCGGGCATTTTCAATGTCAAAGAAATTGGGGAAGAAATGCTCGCATAACTTCATGCCCACACGATTGGTGCTGTTTATAGAGTTGGATACAGTGGTCCATTTACACAAATTTGTCCAGTCCTTCCATAATTCAGAATGACTATAATTGTGAGTGAAATTATGTTGCTCCAACTGCTGGGCTAATGCAGGCAAACACTGTTCAAAAACTTGATCATCCAAATTTCGTGTAGAGTATCTTTTATTCAGAATATCCTGTAAATTTACCATTTTGCCAACGAATGTACCCAAGATTCATTTAATAATTGAGCCCATTTTTTCTTGCTAGTTTTCAACATCCAATCATCATTGCCACCGTCCTGGCCACCTTGCTGTCTGCCAAAGTATTTGGTTCCTTGATTTGCATCTGAAATATTTGCAGTAAAGTCTTCTTTGGTAAACCAGTAAGCGTATGTTTCATCGGGGCTATTAACACCAATAATTATAGCCCGAGTCCAATCTTTTTTATTACTAAAATGATTGAAGGTAAATCTATCACGTAAAGTTTTAACTGGATTTTTTTCGTCAACTGATGCTACACTGAATTTTACCTCAATCTTTATGGGTATTCCATTGCAATAAACAATACGGTCGTGTCCGGGATTTTCCCGTGGAAATACAGTGAAGCCAAGCATAGTACTTAATAATTTTGCAACCCATACTTCACCATAGCTGCCTTTGGTCTTGGCATCAACGATGGGATAATTTTCTAGACCATGATCTATCCAGGGATTTATTTTGGGTGTCAGTACCTCTAGACATTCCCGATCCTGAAATATACCACGAGTCATATTTTCATTTAATATCATGTTTTACGTCCTTAACTTATCTCAGTGCGGCCACCGCCAATATCGCGGCTCTGGATACGGCGAAGTTCATCAGCACCCCTGTTAGCTGGGTCGGCCACCTGTTGCTCATACACTTCCAGTGCAATGTTGCGGCACACTGTCTGGAACCAACGATCCACAATGATGGCATCTGTGTCATCTGGACGTTGTTTGTACCCGGCCTTGATCAAGTTCAGTACAAACTTGTCATTCCAGTCAAGTTCAAAACTACCAGCATTGATGTTTTCTGGATCCACATCTACTTTTGATATGGCAATATAGGGTTCGTTGTCCCGTGTGGCCTGCTCTTTGGGTGTGAGTTTGGTTTCAGTCTTGGGCTGACGCTTACGAGGTTCGCGTTTGGGTTTGGCTGGTTCAGGTTCGCTGGCAGGTTTATTACCGCCAAACCATGACTTTAGTTTATCTAACATAGTGTGTTATTTATTATCTGTTTAGTACCCACAACAAATGTTCATCTGCTCTATGCCAGAATGTATATTGTACGGGCACACTGCCTTGTACAAGGAACGGGCTGTAAGCCACACCGAAGTATGCCCATTGTAGCCAGAGCAGCCTACCAGTGATACTACATCGTTCAGGCAACCAGACCCATCGGCGCCGCCACTCGGCGCGTTCCCTAGGCGCGGGAGTTTTGTATATGTCGCGCATATTCAAACAGCTTGAAGCTGGCCAGGTTCTTGGCTTTGCTTTCGCACATGATATCGGCCCATTCCCAGTGTGTCAAGGCCCAGTCATTGACCGCCTGATTGTGATACCAGTCACTGTGAGTGCGCAGTTTTTGCTTGTTGGCACCACCTTCCATGAGTGTCTGGCGGCACAGCATCCGGTCAGTGGGCCAGTGGCTTACGTATTCTTCGCTAGTGACGCTGTAATGAATAACAGGCCGTAGACCGCGCCAACTGTCAATAACCCTTTGAATACGTACATCATCAGCACTGATGTATTCTCCTTCACGAACCCAATGGTGGTGAATGTCAAGCACCACAGGCACAATATCACCAACAGCAAGACAAAGATCCAGTCCATGCGTCATTTCCTCATTTTCAACAGTAATGCAATTTTTTGCTTCGGGGCTGAGCCGTTGCCAGGCAGCACGAAAACCTTGAGGACCCTCTCGCCCACTGATATGGATGTTGATTTTGAAATCCTGGAAAGATCGGCCATAGCCCATCCAGGCGGCCATTTGGGCATGATACTCAAACTCCTCTATGCTGCGTTCTACGATAGCAGGGTCCGTGCTAGCCAGTACACAAAACTGACCAGGATGAAAACTAAGGCGAACGCCGTGCCGCCTAGCACTAGCGCCAACGCTAGCAAAATGCCTAGCACAGTAATCACGAACGTCAGTACGCCGCCAAAAATAGCGCCAGCTAGGTTCGGTAAAAACAGGCAGAATATCACTGCCAAGGCGCACCATCCTAAGACTTTCATGTAATCCTCCTACCCTTTCAACAAGCAACCTGATGCTCTCAATGTTCTGAACCATCAGGTCCCAGAGGCGTTGTTCAGCCACATCACGGCTCTGGCGGTTCAGCCAGGCCACAGTTGTGGTACCAGTGTTTAGTCGCTTGCAGTCATCGTTGGGCCGGATGCCATCAATTTGGTCCGGACGATCAATCCACTTGCAAGCAAAGCCCATGCGTTTAGTAGTCATAGATGTATAGTATCACAACCGCGTATTTATAGTCAAACCGTGCCCTTGAGTCTGGCAATCAAAAACTCATCACGATCATACCAGCGATACTCAAAAACAGGATCACCAGGTCCGGTCCACATGGCCGTCTGAAGGTAGGCCAGTTCAAACCAGAGTAGTGCGCCAGAAATATAGCAACGCCTGGGCCATAGTACAAATTTTAGTTCTGTACCAATGCAGTGTGACTTGAAAGCATCATAATCCAGAATATCTCTCAGTCCGGGGTCAAGTGGCATCAAGTTCCCCACTCGTTTTTGAACAGGGGCACCTGAAGTCGGTCACTGTACCGCAAGCCATGTTGCATGGCGTAGTTGGCCACTGCACGATTGTTCAGAGTATACACACTCTCCACACCGCCAACAGGCATCAGGTATACAGGGCCAGTGAATCCCGCAGCACGATATTCCTGTGTGGCTCGTAGCGCATCTTGTACATCCTGTTCAGTGGCCACCACGAACTTCAAATAGGTATATCCTACATCAGCATAGCCCTGGACCACATCAGGACAGATGGCATCCTCCCACCGCTCTCCACTACAGGGTAACTTGGCACTCACACTGAACGTAAGTGCATCACTACCACGCTTGCCATGACGGGGGTTCAAGGTCCAGTCCAGCAAAAAGTGACGCAGTTCTTTACTCAAGGGTTGTGTGCCATTGGTTTCAAAGGTCAACTCACGCAGGCCACGCATACGCTCATGGTCCAGCAGGTCTGGATATGCTCGTTGCCAACCCAGCAGGGGTTCACCACCAGTGATCACCAGATGCTCTGTGCGCCACTCGTGGAAGGGCAAAATCTCCATGATGCGATCCACAATTCCTGGTACCTCAACCACAGGACTCAGATCCTTGAATGCCGGATGCCAGCTGGCATAACTATCACAACCAGTGCTGACCAGTGGTAGTTCCCTGTATTCTTTAAAATAGTGCACACGATTGATGATATCATTCAATTCAGTGGTTGTCTGCCCTGCTGGCATACCAAATCCTGAACAAGTGAAGTTGCATCCAAAAGTACGCAAGAACACACTGGGCACGCCCATGTACCTGCCTTCACCCTGAATACTGTAGAACAGTTCGCTTACTTTGATTTTTGACATGTTAACCTTCGTATGAGGCTGAATTGCCGGAATGTTCAAACACTTCTACACTACGCAACATAACGCCGGCACCTGTGGGATATCGGGCCTCAAAGGTCCTGCCATCCGGATGAGTCCATGCCTGGCCTGTTTTGTATGCCTCAAGTATTTGGTTCATGGTCTGGTATGCCAGTTCAGCAAACTTTTCACACCCTACACCGTCTACAATGCGCAGGTCAATAAGACCCATGTTCTTGTAGCCACCCTGTATCTTGTTTAGTTCTACAAATGTTTGGCGCTCAGGATCATCCTTGGCAATAACAGTGGTATGATCAAATTGCCAGTCGGCCCATTCTTTGAATGCTTTGAGTCCACCGAAATCCATGACCCAGTTACGATCATCCAGCGTTTCACTCTCAAACACCAATCGGATGCCAATGCTGTAACCATGCATCAGGCTACAATGACTGTGAGTGCTGCGCCACTGACGGAATGTGCAACTGAGTCCACGGTCGTTGCCGTATGTTTTTGTTGATAGATATTTTGCCATCTCTAGTCTCCTTGTAAAAGTAGCAAGTTTGATGACATGCAGAATTTATTGAGCGGGTTGAACGTCTTAGACCGCTTGTCGTTTGTTTTGTTCGGCAGCCGCCACCCGCTTGCGCAGGCTACTGCTACTGAAACTATGATCACGACCGTTGAATACCAGTTCAATACCACGGCGTTCGCAGATGGCACGACCAGTAAAATCTTTTTCCATGTATTCTACACCCAGTATACGCACATCCACTGGCAGAATCAACAACAGGTCCTCCAGATCCTTCTCGGTCTGGTAAACCACCACTTCGTCCACGTTGCGATTGGTACTCAACTGAATCTGGCGTTCCACAATGCTTTGCACTGGTGGATTTTTGGTATCTGGGCGATCAATTGTGGGATCAGTTTGCAAGGCTGCAATCAGGTAATCACAATGATTTTTGGCTTCGGCCAACATGGCCACATGCCCAGCATGAAATAAATCAAAAGTACTGAAAGTGATACCAATCTTGAGACCCTGAGCTTTCAGGTCCTTCATCTTGTTGAAAATCATCGGCTTAACCTCCTCCACATCCTGATCTGCTCGTGTTCCTTTAGAAACTCTGCTTCACCAGCGAACTCGGGAGCATCAGCCATGATTTCATCCAGCAACCACTTTAGGCGGTGCAGGTCCTGTTTGATTTCCCATTGTGTAAAACCATCATTACGTGCGCTGTGTAGTTCTACACCAGCTATGTAAATTTGATGATGTACGCTATGATAGTCTATTGGTTTACGGTATCCCACGTTATACCTCCCAGGGAAAAACAATCCAGCCGGGATCGTTAGTTTCGTTGATATCTACTGCACTGTAGGCCACTGGCAAGGTACTCCGGCTGGTTTCTTTGTTGAACAGCACAGCCACTCGCACATTGTTGCCCCAGACTGTATCCCATACTGGATCGTTAGGCATGCATGATTTTTGCCAATCCTGATGAATCCAGCTCAAGGTGGCGCCACTGTCATTGATATCATCCACAATCAAGATGCGTTTGCGGAAGATGGGGTCAAAGCGGCAGCCGCCAGTGGGCCTACTACCTGGCTCAATATAACCAATGGCATGTTCAGGCATCCAGAGATTGCTTTCACACTCACTGTCATCACCATCACGCAGGCGCACACTCAAGGTATGCATGCCACAGTTGAACCAGTGACTCAAAATGGTGGCCGGAATCAGGCCACCACGGGTCAGGCCCACCACATAATCAGGAATCCAGCCATCCAGACTGGCCTGACGGGCAATGGCGTGGCAGTAATCCTGGATGTTCTGCCAGGTGTAATAGGTCTTTTTCATTAGACCCTCTTGCAGTTGTTCACAATGTTCATGAATTCAGCACGGGCTGCAGCATCAGTCTTGAAGCAACCGCCTAGTTTGCTGGTGATAGTGCTGCTACCAGTGTCCTCCACTCCGCGGCTTTTCACACAGTAGTGTTGTGCATCAATGACCACAGCAATGTTGTCTGTTTCCAGAATGTATTGCAAGGCATAGTAGATTTGTTCAGTCAATCGTTCCTGAATTTGCGGACGCTTGCTGAAGTATTCCACAATGCGATTGATCTTACTCAAGCCCAAGACTTTCTGTTTGGGGATATAAGCCACAGTTGCCAGTCCATCAATGACCACAAAGTGATGCTCGCAGTTGCTTTGAACATTAACATTGCGTTCAACAACCATTTCATCATACTTCATCTTGTTGTCAACAGTGGTGCACTTGGGGAAGGCATCGTAGTCTAGTCCCCAAAAGATTTCGTTTACATACATCTTGGCCACACGCTTAGGTGTTTCCATCAAGCTGTCGTCCTTGAGGTCCAGGCCCAGATGCAGCATGATCTGTGTGAAATGCTTTTCAATTTCTTCAATCTTGACCTTGCGATCCAGTTTGTCAAAATGATCATGCACAGGAGTTTCAACTCCCATTTTCACAAGATGCTCGTGAACAGCACGACCCAGTTCAGGGTCACATTTAGTTTTGTTATAAGACATAATAGAATCCTTCCTTACACGGATATGAGTTTTGAAATTGTGCTACCGTTGTGTAGCACAATTATTTATGCCTTGGCTTCTTTGCGAGCGTTTTTAGTTTCGGTGATTTCGTTGCGGCGTGCCTTCACGGCCTTGGCCAGTTCAGCCAGTGCCTTACGGGCGCGAGTGCCAGCGGCATTGTTGCCCTTCTCAAATTTCTCGTGTTCGGCCAAATAAGCGGCCAATTGTGTATTGATATCGTTATGTGCGTTCATGGTAATTCCTTTCATTTGTTTTTACGTGCACTTTTAGCCCGCACAGCAGGCTTCTTGACACTGGCTGTTGCCAGTTGTACTTCTCGCAACAGGGCTTCATCGTCCCACTTCAATTGAGTGCGACCATCGGGCCAAGTTGTTACTGTGAGGTGAGTGCCTTGTACTACCACAGGCTCTGTAGTAGCACTGGCTGCTTCTGATTTCCGTTTACGGGTTGCCATTGTCTGCCTCCACTTTGGTTAGGTTATCTATCATGATTTTAGCATTTAGATAATCGTGTTTCAATAGTTCTCGTTGCCGGTTCATGGCCTCCTGGAACCTTT